ACTTGCCAATGTACAAGGAATTCATCTCACTCGTTGAAAAGGATAAGAAGGTGCAATGCTACAACACACTCCAAGATATGCTGTTAGATGCGTTCAAATGGGATAAAACGCCACAAGGTCACGAGTACTGGCAATCCGTTTATGATTCAATCGTACTTGAGGAACATCCAAAATGCCCAAAGTGTAATCAACTTGGGAAGGTGTGGTTGCTGAAAACCGTAAACAAGCACAAGTGTAACAAATGTAAAATCACATTCTAATGATCAGCCACTATCAAGAAGTACACAACCTTAAGCAAGAGATTCGCAGATTGCGATTGCAGATTGCAGACATAACAGTCAAGCACGACAAAGAGTTGAAAAGGCTGAAAGAAGAAATCATTCAACCAAAGTGCGATTTGAATAGCATTGATGCTGACTGGACAGATGCAATGAGGGTTTGTTGTCAAGCCTACGATGTCACACCTGATCTTGTGATTTCATCATTGAGAAAACAATCCGTGGTGTATGCTCGTCATATGTTTTCCTTCCTTTGCCGTAAGCACTTGAAGATGACATTTAGTTCAATTGGCTATATATTAGGGAGAGACCATTCCAGCGTGATGAATGCCATCAATGTGTTTGACAATCTAATTACACACGATAGAAATACACGACAGACATATGAAACATCCGTTCAGTTATTATGTGATTACTTGCACCAAAGGACTCTCGTCATCGATTCACATCTTGTATGAGGAAGAACAAGTTTTGAGATGTCAAAAAAAGTACGAAAAAGATGGTTATATTTGCATTATTGAAAAGAAAAATTGAATAAAGATGCCATCATATTGGAGTTATCCAAAGCCGATTGGCTGAAGAAAGCAACCAAGAACATTGCAAAAAACAATGAGTTGGCAAGAGAGTTGTATCAATTTTACTTTTTGACAATACTTGAGAAACCTGATGAACAAATCGAGAAAATATACAGAGACGGATACATCCAGTTTTGGTCAATCCGTCTTTTATACCTTTGTATCAACGGCAACCGGCATCCCTTTGGCGAATCAAGAATATATGATCAACACGATGTGTACGAGCTTGACTTCGCTGAAGAGATTGACTTACTGGATGACAGAGAACAAGCCGAAGGAATTGAACTTGAAAGAATCAACAAAATAAACCAAGTAACAGAATCAGCATATTTTTATGAAAGGGAGTTATTCAAACTATGGTGTTCAGGAATGTCAGCGAGGGCAATCCACAGAAAGACCGATATCTCCGTTCGTGAAGTACTGCGAGTAATTAAACTAATGAAAGAAAGATGTATAACGAAATAATTGGGATTGCTTGTTTAAGCATCATTATCGTGAACTTTGGCAAACCAGCCGACCTTCTTAAACGCTATCTGTACGGTAGTGACTATTCCAAATGGAAGCGAATGAAACCCCTTGATTGTGCTTTCTGCTTGTCGTGGTGGTTGGGCTTGTCCTTTTTCTTGTACACCTATGGTTGGGTGGGGATACTTTACGCATCCATAGCAACTGTGATTGTCGCACTCCTTGAAACAAAACTATGAGCAACATTGAATTTATACTATCACTACAACCGTTGTACGACAACTGGAAGAAAACACAAGTATTCGCACCATCACCAGAACAAGGGGCAATCCTAAACAATGTTCACCGTGAAATCTTCGGAAGGAACTTGCCTAATTGCAGTACTTGTATAACCGAAGCCTTGCACTCACTTTTGATTTGGGCAAGCCAACAACAAGAAGCCATCACCAAAGCACAACTTGCCGATGATGAGCAGAAACCAAAGAGGAGAAGAAAGAATGAGCAGTAGTGTTAAATGGTTATCAAATCAAACCTATGAATTATTTGAGCAATATTCGGAGGGCAATTTTGACAGAATCACTTTGAATAGGTTAGTACTTGAAGCAACAGAAAAAGCCAAAGAGATGGAAGTGATGGGAAAGGAAATGAGTTATTCCGATGGTTATGCGGAAGGTTATAAACGGGCATTGGAAGTGATTGAGTGGTATATCAAAAACCACATTAGTGGAATGCCACAAGATCATATCGGTGACACGAACAAAAAGGTATGAAACCCCACACGAAAATCTATATGAACCATTTCGGATATGACATCAGCTCATTCATCCCTTGTGAGGTGTGCGGTAAAGTTGGAAACGACCTTCACCACATAGAAGCAAGGGGAATGGGAGGGACAAAGACAAAGGATGTCATTGAAAATTTAATGTGTTTGTGCAGAGAATGTCACATCAAATATGGTGACAAGAAACAACACAAGGAGTGGTTGAAATCCATTCACGAACAAAGATTGTCAATGGCTAAATAACAGCGAAATAACAACGAGAGCAATGGCAAACGAACAGAACTTGAAACCATTCAAAAAAGGTGGGGATGAAAGAATAAATCTGCAAGGAAGACCGCAGAAACTCATCACACAAATGAAGGAGATTGGATACACCAAATCCCAAGTGGAAGATACGATGTTGTCTATGTTGTCTCTTGGGCGTAAGGAACTGGAGAAGATAGATCGTGGGGATGAGTACACGATAATGGAACGCACGATTGCCGGTGCATTGCTAAAAGGTCACGACAAGAACTCCCTGTTCAACTTGGAGATGTTGTTAACACGATCACAAGGCAAACCAAAAGAAACAATTGACCAAACAATAGAAAGCAAGAATTTCACGATAACATTAAATTTAGATGAGAGCAAGTTGGAGAGGTGAGGACAAACTACCACCACAAGATGAAGATATCCAGTTGGTAGCAACAACGGATGGGAGAATAACTTTGGCAAGGTACTTCGATGACCTATGGGTTGAGGAGTACAGCAATGCAATTATTGATGTGGCATATTGGATGCCAATCCCTGTACTTCCTAACGAATGACACCACAAGAAAAGGCACAAGAAATCAAAGAATCATTCAACAACTCGTTGACGGTTAAGGATTGCTCATTGGTTGCAGTTGACCAAATCATTGAGGCGTTGTCTCATAACTCGTGGCAGAATCGCAATGAGTTGATGTTTTATTTAGAGGTCAAACAAATACTGCAAGAACTATGAGAGTAATCCAGTCAGGGCATCTTGGTGATTTGATCTATTCACTCACCGCAACCAAGCGAGTTGCAGAGTTACACGGTGCGGTAGATTTTCACATCGGATTCCGTGAGCAGAATACTGTTTCCGGTCATCCAAGCGGTGGATACTGTATGAACTTAAACTCATACGAATACATCAAGCCATTACTTGAGCATCAATCGTACATCAAAGGCGTTCATATGCATACCCATAGTGATTTGTGGTATGACTTTGATAAGTTCAGGCATCACGGATTGAATCTCGCTGCTGGTGATTTGAGACGGAATCACTTCCTTGTCTATCCTGAATTGATCACCGACCTTCACGAACCTTGCATTGAAGCGAATGAACCAATCCCATACTTTGCGGACAAGATTCTTTTGAACTTCTCTGCTCGTTATCGCAATCACGACATCAACTATTTCCCATTGAAGGAACACAAGTGCGTGTTCTTTGGTTACGAATCCGAGTACATCGCATTCACCGAGAGATGGCAGTTGGATTGTGAACTATTGAAATGTCAGGATGCTTTGATGTTGGCAACCATTGTCGGCAGTTGCAAGGCGTTCATTGGAAATCAGTCAAGCACCTACGCAATCGCAGAGCAGATGAAGGTAAAACGATTGCTTGAGGTATGTGTTCACTCACCGAATGTTATCCCCGTCAACAATGGCTTTGACTATGTAACGAATCAAGGCTTTAACTTCTTACTTAATACCCTATGAAACTTTTAATACTAACAGACGGAATCAATGGTGTGGTTTACCATCGCATCTATGCACCACATTTGAGAATGCAGATAAACGGAGAAGCGGTGGTTGATGTCTGCCAATCACAAGCCGAATGGATGACGGTTGACCTTGCACCCTACGATGTGATTGTTTTCTCACGATGGCTTGGAAAGAATCAGTACGATGTCTTAAAACGCATCACGGATGCCGGGAAGCCTTATGTCATTGATGTGGATGATTATTGGGTACTTCCAAAATACAACCCAGCATACTGGGCATATCGCAAAGGAATCAAGAACTCCATCAAAGATGCCATCAACTATGCGGATGCAGTATTCTGCACCACTCAAAAACTCGCCAATGAGGTCAGGACAATCAACGAGAATGTCTACATTGTGCCAAACTGCTTGGATACATCTCACAACCAATGGAAGCAACCAAAGGAAAAGAACGAGAGAGTGAAAATTGGATGGGTTGGTGGAATCACACACGAGGAGGATTTGAAGCTCATTGCCGATGACATCAATTCAATGGATGTGGATTTCTACATTTGCGGATACACTCCGAGTGATCATTGGAACAACATCGTGAAACTGATTCCCAAAGCCAACATCGTTCAAGGAACATCTGTATTTGAATACGGTGAGGTTTACAAGCACTTTGATTTCGTACTTGCACCCCTTCAGGACAACCACTTCAACAACTGCAAGAGTGAGTTGAAGATTGTGGAAGCCGCTGCCTATTCTATCCCCATTATCTGTTCAGCAGTTTACCCATACTTATACCACACGGGAAACGATGGTGTGATTTTCGCAACCCAAAACAACTGGAAGGCATCCATTGAGAAGTTGATTGATGCTGGGCATTCTGTGAGACAATCAATGGGCGAATCAAATCGCATCTATTGTGAGACATACCACAACCTTGAACTGCACAACCTAACACGATTAAGTGTTTACCAAAGTTTATGCAAATAACCTATCAAAGACCATATGTCACGAGTTACCAAAAAGACATCCTTGATTGTGATGCTCGTTTTACCATTACTGCTGCGAGTACAAAGACGG